CGCAGTCCAACAACTGAAATTAAAATAAAACTTATCGGATGAAGGTAGAGGAGCGATCTCATCGGTAATCTGAACGTCGCAGATATCCCACTTGGTGTCCCAGTTCTCTAACCTCCAGTCATACCAATTAGGGATCTCTTTCTCCTCGCACATCTTGCGCTCTTCATCCCCCAGTAAACCATGGAACATATCTTTTGGCTGTGGAATAACCTCATCCAATAACCTCTCCTCTTTGACCGCCTTGTACAGACGGTCAATTTCTTCTCGAGTTCCCTCGATGTAGTAATGTTGATAACAATGATTTGGCATAATTTTTCTCCCTTCTACCAATCTAAAAATTTTTCATCACCAGTGATTGGACAGTCAAAATGACCGTCCGAACCAATATCTTGCTTGTGATCTTCCCTGAGAATTTTATAAAATTCCCTTTCATCCTTGGCCTCGATCACACCGAACATAGCACCGTAGTTGCTATCAAAACAAAAATGATACTCGTGCATCACTTCACCTCCATGGTTATGCCGCGATCACAGCTTTCCGTTAAAAAATAATTCGGATCTTTGTCCTTGATCCATTGCTCAATTACAGGAGCGCACAGACTGTACAATTCCTCATCCGCAAAGGTCGCTAGAATAGATGCGCCCTTGCCGTCCTCCAAATATGCAATCGTATCAATATAAACTTCTTCCATTACACATCCCCCAATTCATCATGTAACCGACTGATAATAGCACCCAGTGCATGACCCAAATGCTTGCGGTCACAGTTCAAGACCACATCCTTCACGTCAAACGCATTCGGATCTCGATACTCAGTGTTGGCACTGCATGACTGAGGGTGAGACTTGTCCTCCATCATTGTACGGATCTTGTCTCCGAAGGGCTGTGGCTCATCTGGTGGAAACTGAACAGTATTCAGATCCGTCAAACAATTGTGCAAGTTCAAGAAATCAAGAAGTTCGGCCTTCGAGGTGGGAACATCGATCTCCCACCAGTCTTTACCAAAAGCCTTCTTCGCATCAGCTTGGGTCCCTGCCCAATTACCTTTTTGATCATAGTATAATCTCATTTCAATACCTCTCTGCATATTTGGAGGCGCAAGCAATAATATTAGATAACCTTTTAGCACCCACAAATCTCTCAACATCGTCCTGATGATCGTTATCGTGCGGCCTTTCAGGTTTGTTCAGCCAAAACCTAGTGTTAACGAATTTCCTATCACCATCGAGTAAAGCAACCTCAACCATGCCATCATGAAATTCCTCATCCATTTCATTTGAAATTGATAAGATGTATCCGTTGCTCAAATTAAGTTTTATATTTTTCATAACTTCCCCCTACTCAGTAAAGCATAAATCAAAACTGTAGTACGGCTCACAATAGCCCCACTTACAAAACGGCATTTGTAATGATGCATGAACCGCCCACTCGAACGGCCCTGCCTCAAAACAAACACGCCAGAACCTACCGTAACCTCGAGCCTCGTTTTGCTCTGGGTTGTCGATACGAACCTCGATGTCAGGATCAAACCCAACATCCTCACACCACTTACGTAATGCCTTGTACAAACCCTTTGCCGCATTGGCCTTGGTCTTGTACCTCTCGGGGTTCCAATCTATAACCATGGTCCCCTCTTCCATGCAATCAATCGCTAACATCACATTTCCTCCTTATAGTGTTTAGCTATTTCAAGATAATTAATCTCACCCAAAGAACAGTTTAACAGGTCGTTGAAAAACCCTAAGTCCATGTGCTTACCAAAAAATTCTTGGGTGTTTGGTAGATGCGAAATCACTAAGTCTTCGATGTAGTCTTCAGAGATCTCGATCCCCTCTTCTTGGTCCATGTGCATATGATCTCCTAACCACACGCCCACGAGCCACGTTTCTTTGTTTGTCCATCCGTTGTATGACATTTGTTTTTCCCTTTGATTTGTTTTCTACAAACACTTTACTTGTGTTTCACACACAACACAATACTTTTTTTGATTTAGGACAGAAAATACATATAAGCCACACAGCCAGAGATTTTTTATTTTTTTTTTTTTTGCATTCAAATTCACTGTCTTTTCTGTCCTAAGTGTCCTAAACCAAAGTATACTTGAGAAAAACTGCCCTGTATCTGGGACACTTGTAGGACACTTAGGACACTTTTGTAGAGAAAACCCCTATATAGAACTGATTGATAAAAAATATTTCTTGGATTAGTTTGGGTTAAACATACAAATGAGGATCGTATGTCGAGCATAAAAAAGAAAGTTGAAGAAGAACACGGACGGCAACTGACAAACCGACAAATGACTTTTGCTAGACACATTGTAGAAGGCATCTATTCGAATGCCGAATGTGCAAGGAAGGCAGGGTATGCCACTGACCTAGCAAAGAAACAGGCTTCTGTTTTGTTGAATGGTCGAGACTATCCCCATGTTCTGGAATATATCCAAGAGATCAGAGAAGAAAGAGAACGCAGATACGGTGTGTCTACCATCGGTCAGCTTGAACGACTGCATAAGTTGTCACTGGGGGCCGAAGAAGCAGGGCAATTCTCAGCCGCAATCAATGCAGAAAAAATCAGGTCGGCTTTGGGTGGCCTGACCATTGATCGAAGAGAAACAATCAACACCATCGATCAACTATCTCGAGATGAAATCACAGCCAGACTGGCTCTTTTGCAGAAACAATATCCTCAAGCATTTGTAATCGATGGAACAGCGGAGGATGTAACAGATGAGCAAGGGACCAGAGTCGAACTTCTGGAAGCAGATACGCAATAACCTACCAGAAAAATGTTTTGCCACACGGATTGAGAACAAGCATGGGGGCGGTGTTCCTGATGTTCACATGGTCTGGGATGGTAAAGCCTTTTGGTTCGAGTTGAAAGTAACCAAAGGAAACGCAGTTAACATCAGCCCTCAACAAGTTGCTTGGAATATGGCATACTACGCTCGAGGAGGCTCAAATTTTTACTTAGTAAAAAGGGCCGTGGACAACCATCTATTTTTATTTGGGGGTGATCAGGGACCATCTCTGAGCCAGAGCGGTATATCGGGGGCAGAGGGCCATGACTTTGCGGATCTTGCGGCTCTATGGAATTTTCTTGCGGCTCGACTTGCGGCTCGAGGTGCGGCTTTTATATCTTGCGGCTCAACTGGCTTAATAAAAACCGCTCGAGTTTGAGTGCTCGAGCGGCTGCTGTCCAGGCGGTGGAGGCTAGAACCGCCTGGAATGTCTTTTAATGTTTTACTATCGCAATTGATTTTCCTTTGCTCGATCCCTTGCAAAGTTTGCAAGCGGTGCATTGGACCCTTCGACCTGCTTCCTTCGATGCAGGACACAATGCTTCGTTTTGTTTGTCGATGTCGCCAAGGTCCGCAATCACTCTAAATGTTCGGTTGCCTTGTTTCCACTGTGCAATGGCTTGCTCGTGATTGTCTGCGCTTTGCATTGCTATATCTGGACGCCAGTTTGATTGATGAGTGTAGGCGGTCCATGTTGTCGCGTTTGTTAATAGCTGTTCCCAAACGTGATTGGGGACGGCTGCTGGGTCCCCATAAGTCCCAATTCTTACAAAGCGATCAAGGCCAAGTAAAATTCTAGACCATTGAAAATCTGCTTTTGGATATATGCCACGAACAAAAGATTTATAAACGATTGTCGGGCCTTGCCCTAGGTTTACGTAGCAATCTCTTTTGATTGCTTGCTTTCGGTCGGGGTCTGTTGTGGGTGTTCCTCTAAATTTGCAATCCCCACAAATAGAAAAATCTTCACCGCTCTTCGATGCTTCGAGCGGTGACATATCCGACCGGATAATATAAGTTTGTAAGACTTTACCAGTCTTTGTGTTGCGGTCGCTATAGGTTGCGATTGCAACAATTGGTTTACCATCCAATAGGCTAGGCCCCTTGTATATGATACCGTTTTTCATTTTGTTTTCCCTTTTCTGTTAATGTTTGTTTGTACCATTTACACAAGTTAAACACAAGTAAATTGCTCTTCGAACTTGCGGCTTTGCGGCCTTGCGGCCCGACGGCGCGCCGTCGGGCCACGGACCGTT